ATATAAACAGCTAATCCACCTTTCTTTTGTGTTTCTGCTAATGTGTGTGCAGCTAACAATGATTTACCGGAGGCTTCTAATCCAGTAATTTCAGTGATTCGCCCAACAGGAAATCCTCCATGGGCACGATTTGAAATTGCTAAATCGAGCATCGAGCAACCAGATGATACCCACTCTGATACATTGCTTGGAGAATCATCATCGCCATCTAAAAAGAACGCAGTTTTAAGATTTTGTCCTTTGAATTGCTTGTTGATACTGTCTGCCAATGTAGATGCTAGAGCATCTTCTATTTCCAGTTTACTTTTACTCTTTGCCATTAAAACTCCTTAATTAATTGTTGAATAAGTCATCGAATGCAGATGCAACATTATCAACTTTTTTAGTAGCAGCCGGTTTAGAAGCTTTTGCTGGTGCTTCTTCTTCTTCATCTGAATCAACATCTGAATCTGCATTTTCTGGATTCATCCACTCTGCCAATGCCTTTTCTAGTTCTTGATAAGATGGCTCTGGAAATAAATCAGTAATCTCAGGTTGATTCATGATTTTTTGTGCTATTTCTTTGTCTTCTGTTGCTGGTTGCGTATTCGGTTTAACACGAATAGCTGTTTTAGGAAATGCTCCGCCTTCTGCTGGTGTAAATTCTACGTCAATATCACGTCCATTCATTAGATCTGTAATGTCACCATAATCGGCATCTGAAATGATTGAAAGCAATTCCGTATAAATTGTTTTACCAAAGCCCCAAAATTTAACTCCTTCTGATTCTTTGCCGCGAATAATAACGGGAACATAAGTACGCATTTTAGGTTCAATTTTACGACCCATTAGCCAATCTTCTTTATCTCCTGTTTTCTTTAGCTTTTCGGCAAATTCAACGATTGGATCTTCATTACCAAATGTAATTGGAGATAACATGGATTTCTTTCCGATGTCATAATGAAAATACAATTCTAGGAACGGATTCTCTTTGCGATGAACGTAAGGTACAATTCTTACTCGCGTTTTACCTGCTTCAGGTTTCCACAAATTTTGTTTTTTGTCATCAGATTTGTTTAACTGATTGAGTTTCGCTTTAATAGCGTCTAAATTCAAGGCCATTGTTTAATTCCTTTTCTTTAAGTGGTTAATAAATAAAAATATTAATTAAATTATAATTAATTAATGTGTTAATTCAAAGTAAATCGTTAAAATTCTTTATATAAATAAATATCAGTTCCAAGAAAATTTCTTGTAAAAAATCAAATCAATAACACGATATCCTTCATCATCTGTAAGTATGAATGCGTTTTGATATTTGCTCCAATCTAATCGATATGTTTTGTCTAAAACACCGTTATTCACTGCTTTGATAACTTCATTAAGTGCGTTAACTGTATATAAGGTATTGGTTTCTTTTTTGCGATGAATGCTTATCGTGTTCTGTCCGCGCTGCGTGCCGGCGTCTGCATTGTATGTGCAATATAAATTGTCTGTTGCTTCAGCATTGGAAAATACGAATATTCTGCGTTCTGGTATCGTGTAACTTTGTTGTATGTATTCGGTTACTATGTTTAAATCTGATTTATGTGCAAATGTGCAAAGTAATTGTGTTTTCACTCGTCCTCATCCTTACGATTGTTGTTGTATAAATTCATATTTTGGATATACTGATTTTAAACCAAATACCCACATTCCTTGAGATAATCCTATAATACTCCAATCTGTTGCAACTGTTACAATTGGAACTCCTGGATTATTAACATCATATGCAATTAATCCTAATATTTCTTCAAAGAATTTATTTTTTGTAGTATTTAATAATTGGATCATAAAATTTGGATTTTTGATTAAATCATTATGTTTTAATTTATTAAACCAAATTGCTGCATTGTTTGTTTCATTACTAATTTGTTGTCCTATTTTAATAGAAACTTCAGATTGGTCGCCAGATCCTTGTTGTATTTTTTCAAAATCTTCCGATGTTATCCAATATGATAATACTTGGTTTCCTGTTTTAATTGTTAATCTAGTATCTCGTATATCAGTATCTAAATCAGATTTCCAAAGTATTTGGTGAATTAATTGAAATCCACTGTACATTTGTGACCATCCACTTTTATAACTTATTTCCGTGCTAGCTACATTATCCATTAACGGAACAAATATTTTTTCAAGTACTTGAATCAATTCATTTAATTGTCGCCAAGAATGTGGATCTACTAGATCTTTTAATTCTTCAAATGAATCTCCCATTTCTGATAATGGTTTTACAATATCATTGAAAAAGTTTACGGTTTGTGTTAATAAGTCACCATCAACTGGCATACCGGATTTTGCGGGACGAAATGTTTTTCCTTCTGGCGCCTTACCCATTTCTCCAGATTTGGTTGGTCTAGGCAATTTACCAATTTCTTTAACTTCCCATTGGCCCACAGGCATAATGATATCATGAGATGCAGTACCACCTGGTTGCGAATCTTTTACTGCTAATAGTATTTGAATTTCACCTTTACCCATTCCTGCAGCAGATTTACCAATTGGTAAGATATCATAAAATTTAGTAAATGCCTTATAACCGCCGGCCATAAACGATTCAATCGTATGTTGACGATAGTTTTTATCAAATTCTTGTTTTTCTTGTGGAGATAAATTTTCGTAACGATTTTGTATTTGTTGAGTTAAATCGTCTGATAAATTTAATTGCGAAAATTCTATTTGTTCTGTTATTATGCCCTGAGCTTTATCAACTACAATTCTAGCTTCCAATGGCGTTAAATCAGTCATTTCTAAAATAACATGATATAACAACTCATAATCTTTCGATCTAGTTGGATAACCTTTTGGTAATCTATAACTCCATTCTGTAAGTATTGAATCGATTGTCATAATGAGATAGTTTTCATTTTATCATAAATATCGCCGACTTTACATTTTACCGGCAAATTTCCTTGTTCTAACATGTTTTTGAGCTGAGGCAAAAGATCCTTAGCTTCTGTATAATCTACATCAAATAAAATTGAGTCATATGTATATAGAATTATACAACTATTATAATTTTGTAATAACGTTTGTACTTGCTGCAATTTTCTTACGGATACTTCGGTTTCAATGGCCTGCAAATAATAATTAAACAATTTGAATGCGGTCATGTTTTGCACTGCATCTTTGCATATACTTCGTTTTGTTATTGGAGTTTGTATGCATCCATTCCGTTTCCATTTATCCCATAACGTGTATACAAAATCATTGACTCGTTTAAAAAATGGAATTGTCAAAAATTCAGCATCAATACCTCCATATAACAATCGAAATGTTATGGCTTTGCTTTCTGCACGTTGTTCTTCAGTTAATTCTGCGGTATCAAAATAAAATCGTCCCAAATAATCATGTATGGATGACTCTGGTAATTCATATCCAATAGCCGTAGCAATCAATCTAACGTGATATGAATCAAAGTCCATTTCAACTAATGCACCTCGTTCAAACCGACTACAAAATGCAGTTCTGGTGCCATCTTCTTTATTCATTGCCGCAAAATTGAATCCTCCAAATGCATTACTAGGTCGACCGGTCGTTGTATGATAATTGTATTGTGAATATACGCGGTCCACATGAATCAATTCTGGCATACGAAACTCTTCGGTAACTGCTAATCCTACGGATTCTATTTGCGCAAATACCTCCGGATATGTTGCATTGAATTGCAAATACGATTCTGTTAATTCTGCATTTACGCACATTGGCCATGCATAGTGACGAATCTTTTGACACATTGCCAAATGTTGCTGTAACGGAACAATGCTATTTACTGCCGGTAATGATTTATGTCGACGCCAATAAAATTGATGTGCAGTGGTTGGATAATGCGATTCATCATATGCTTCTGAATATGTATACCACCACAACGTCTTAACATCCCATACGGCAGCATTTCCTCCCGTTTGTAGCCATTGCTTCTTGTCATGAACAAAGATATTCTCTAATGCCAAAAACTTCGGGACATGTTCAGTAAAGCCCCTTAGTTGTTCAGAATGCCGAAAAGGAATTATTCTTTCTAGATCATCTTCCGTATAAATGTATACAGCACATAACGTATTTGCTGCAACATGAATTGTAGGACTACAGAATATTGGCACTAACAACGTTTTGCGTCCTTGTATGTAACGCAATGTGCTTAGTACATCTTCTTCAGTATCCACAATCATATATGAATAATAAGAAAAAAATTTAAGAATTCAAACCGTTGATGTCTACTGGTACAACATAATCAGTATCTACATATAATTCTGCAGGATTTGAAAATTTCGATGATATATTAGGTATAACATTACTAGCATTTTGTATTTGCTGTAAATTTTTTGATATAACTCCCAATGTTTTAACATTGCCATCATTAATGTCAGTTAATGTTCCAGAAACAAACCATTTAACTGCGACAAACCGATATAAAATTGCTTCAAATCCATCTGTTACCAATTGATTATACAATGTTTGATTGATTTCTATTATCCATGTTTCATTGATTTTTTGCACAAAATATCGATTGATATAACCTATTTTTAAGTCTGCAGGCGTTACAATTGGAATATGAGATGCAATTCGTATATTGGATAATATTTTTATATCAGGACGAAGCTGTGAATACGCAAATGCATCTTCTTCAATTGGTTGAAATGGAATCAATGGTTTTGATAGCACGGAATTATACGTTGACTGCGTATATACTTCTCCGGTTAAATATTTGTGATATGCTCCTTTATATTCTTGTTTAGAATCAGTTAGCATCCATTCGTTACCAAAGGTATACAAATATTCTTCAACTTCATCTGGCTGATAATATACTTTAAGTCGCATTACTTATCCAATTTAGGTCGCATGATGCATTTAATTTCCGTCGTCCATTGTCCGTCTTGAGCTACATTATGCGTAATACTTATAATACTAAATACCGTATTGGCAGTATATTTTTTTGGCAATACATCAAATGTTAATACATCGCCATAACGAAATCCATTAACGCCTTCAATGGTAAATGAAACATCCCATGGGAATATAGGTGCAATTGCTGCTTGTGCTCGATCAAACTTTTTATATG